TGAAGGCAGACGGCGGGACGGATCACTTCGAGCTCGGCAGTGCGGAACACCCGAACGAGCTCCGCGAAATCAGCTTCGTTCCCATGGGGTCGAACCCCGAGGCGGTCGCCAAATCGATCGCATGGGAGCGCGAGAACCTGGGCCGCGTCGCGGCCAAAGCATCCGCAGACGCGGAAAGGGAAACGACCATGGCAATGACCCCCGAAGAGAAGAAGGCGCTCGATGACGCCCAGGCCGAGGCCCGGGTCCAGGCCGAGCGCGCGAAGACCCTCGAGACCGAGCTCAAGGCAGAAAAGGCAGCAAGCGCTCGCCTCGAAACCGAGCTCAAGACGGCGAGCGAGCGCGCGGCGAAGGCCGAAGGCCAGCTCGTCGAGTCCGAGATCGAAAAGCTCGTCGGCAAGAAGATCACGCCGGCCGAGAAGGACGAGCACGTCAAGCTCGCCAAGGAGATCGGGCTCGAGCGGGTGAAGAGCATCCTCGACAAGCGCCCCGATCTCGCGCTCACGACGCCCGTGAAGGTCGGTGACGACCCCATCGCGTCGAAGCAGGCGCCCCCTCCCCCGGCCGCAGCCAGCGACGGCAGCGCCGACATCGTCAAGGCCGCGAACGCGGCTTGAGCCGCAGGCGCTCACTCCAAACCTGAAAGGAAACGGCCATGGCTGTTCGTCCAGATTCTGATCTGCAGAGGGCACTCATCGTCACCCGTGTGGTCGAGACCGGCCAAACCGTGGTGGTCGGACGCGTCGTCAAAGAGGGCAACGCGGACAAGGAAGTCCAACACGTCGCCGCTGGCGAGTTCGGCATCGGCGTGGTCGTCGCGCTCGGTCCGCTCGCCGGGGCTGCTGGCGACAAGGTGCAAGTCGCGCTCCTTGCCGGCGGTTGCATCATCCCGGTCAAGGTCGGGACCGGCGGTGCGACGCGCGGCACGCTCGTGCAGAGCGTTGCCGATGGTGTCACTGACGTGACCCCGAACGGCGCGCCGACCACCGGCGTGCTCGTCGCAGCGCACGGCTTCGTCACGCAGTCCGGCGTTGCCGGAGACATGGTCGGCATGGTGCCGGCGCCGAGCTTCGTCCTCGAGGAGTAACGACCCTCTGAGGCCGCCAACGATCCACCACTGGATTCAAGGACACAATCATGACCCACGCTTCAATCGCCATCGATCCCCGCGGTGGATTCGTTCCGCTTCAGCGCACCGAGAAGGGCCTGAGGTACGAGCGGTTCATCACCGCAGCCCGAGACATCCTCGCCGGCATGACTTCGGAGGCGCAGGAGAAAGCCGCGAAGGCAAACCGCGACTTCATCCGGGGCCTGAACAGCCCGCGCTACGGCGCTTCGTACACCGAAGAGCTGCAGAGGGCAGTCACGCCGGGCGCCGTTCACGTGGATACGCTGCTCGCCACGATGTCTGTGATGTACGCGAACGATGCGTACATCGGCGAGCGGCTCCTGCCCGCAGTGCCCGTCTCCAAGCGGAGCGACAAGTATGCCGTCTACCCGAAGCGCGAGCGGTTCGCCTTCCCGGATGACGAGATCGGCTACCGCTCGAGTCCGAACGAGCTCGACGCGAGCCGCACGACCGACAACTACTCGGTCAAGGACTACGGGTTCAAAAACTTCCTCGACCTCGAGACGGTGCAGAACCAGGACATGCCCCTGAACGAGATGGTCGACGTCGTCGAGGCCATCAACGAGGGCATCGCGTTCAAGCGCGAAAAGCGAATCCTGCTCATCGTCAAGACTGCCGGCAACTACGCCGGTAACACGGCGGCCGCGGCCACGGTCTGGGACGACGGCACTGACGTGGGCGGCACGATCGTGTCGGACATGCTGGCGGCCGTGGCGGCCCTCTACAGTGGGCCGAACCCCACCCGCGTCGTCGGCTTTACCTCGCTCGAGGTGTGGAACAAGGGCATCGCGAACAACGCGAAGATCGCCGAGCGCGTGAAGTACACGACGCCCGGTCTCAACACGACCCAGATCGTGGCGGGCTTCTTCGGGCTCGACGACATCCTCATCAGCCGGAGCCGCGAGGACACGGCGAACATCGGACAGACCGCAAGCTACGCGCGGATGATGACCGAAGACGTCTTCGGTGTGCTGCGTGTCGCGCAGCGCCCGTCGACGCGGTCGCTACACTTCGGTTCGACCTTCCGCATGCAGGGCGATCCCTACACAACCGAGTGGAACGACCCGGGCATCGGCAAGCGCGGCGGCATCTGGGCGCGCGTCAGCGTGAGCGAGGACCACAAGGTCGTCGCTGGCGACGCGGGCTTCCTCATCACCAACGTCCTCACCTGATGAGCCGACGGAAGCAGCGTGAGACGGAGGCGGCACCGGTCGCCCCCGCCCGCGCAGCAGACGTCCCGCCGAACTGGGTGCGGTGCCGCGCGCTCCGCACCGTGCTCGCCCGGGGGATGCCCCAGTACGAGGGCGACGTCTTCCTCATGCCCGAGGAAAAAGCGTCACCGCTGTTCGAGCGCGGAGACATCGAGATTCTCTGAGGCATGGCGAACGCACTCGACATCACGCTGCACGCCCTCGGTCAAGAGACCGCGAACGGCAACGGCGCCTGGGTCGACATCGGCGAGACCCGCTCGGCGGTCGTCCTCGACCTCTTCATCAGCGCGAGCACCGGTAAGACAACCGTCTACGTCGAGACATCGGACGATCAGTCGGGCGTGAAGCCGCTCGCATCGTTCGCTGCGTCGAGCGGTGTCTTGCGTCAGACCCTGAAGGTCGACCGCTGCGGTCGATACGTGCGGGTCCGGTGGACGGTCGAAACTTCGGCGACGTTCTCGGTCGTGGGCGAGGCGCATACCCTTTTCGCCGAACGCCATCACGTGACGGGAGGCTCGCTCGCCGCCAAGGCGCTCGAGGATGTCACCGACGAGCAGTGGGCAGAGGCCCTACTGAGCGGCTCGGCAGACGTCGAGGACGCGGTCGCGCACACGAATCCGATGCCGCTCACGAGGTGGCCGCACTCGATCACGCGACGGTGCGCGGACATCGTGGCGTGGCTGCTCCTGAAGACCCGCGGCGTCGATCCAGACAGCGGCGCCGACGCGCTCATCAAGGACGCGTACGATGAGGCGCAGAAGTGGCTCGACAAGCTCACGATGGGCAAGCGCAAGCCGCCAGGGCTGGAACCGGGGCACGCGATCGGCGCGCAGGTCACGAGCGGTAACCCATCGAACCCTGATCCGGTCCCGAAGTTCTCGGACAACTGGGGCGACTTCGGTTGAGCTACGTCCCGACCAGACCGATGGGCTTCAAGCCAGCTCCGCGAAAGCAAGTTCAGCCATCTGGCCCGCCCCAGACTGGCGCGGTGACCGAGGTGCGCGAGACGGTCTCAGAGTTCGTTGAGGAGTGCCGGCTGACTTGGTGGTCGCTGCACGACAATTGGCCCGCTCCTCAGCCAGCGATTCCGACTGATTCCACGGGGCCATGGTGAGCGGCGATGCCCGACGATCCCATCGTCCCCGAGTACGAACCCGTTGACGGCGTGAGCCGGCTCGAAGAGCTCACCATCGCGATTCACGAAAAGCTCAATGATCCATCGGTCGAGCGGCTCTTTGGCCGCAACGCTAAGGCCAAACAGACGCAAGCGCGCCGGATCGTCTGGGTGCCGATGGGCGGACAGCTCATTCCGCCGAGACAAGGCGGCGGGCGACCACCAGGTGACGGCACGGCGTTTCGCATTCAGAGCTGTCAGGATCGGCAACCTCGCATTGCTGCCCACATCCACGCGCGCACCTACGAGCAGGCCGAAGCCCTGCTCGACAGGCTGATCGCCGCAACGATGATCGTCATCCCGAACGTCACCTTCCCGGCGCCGTACGAGGAGACGACACCGCTGCGGACGATCACGGGCATCGACCACGTGTGCGGCACGATTCAGGAGGACGGGACGATCAAGCCCCAGGAGGGCTAACGTGCGCATCGAGTTTTCGGGCGACTTCGCCGCGCTGAATCGCTTTCGCCGAAAGGTGCAGAAGGCGCCAGAGGTCCTCGGGACCGTCAACGAGCAGCTTGCCGAAGAGGCGATCGAGCTCGTGCGCGACGGCTTCGAGCAGTCGTCGGATCCATACGGCAAACGCTGGGCGCCGCTGAAGCTTCGTGCGGGGCGCCCGCTCGAGGATTCGGGTGGCCTAAAGGCCGGCTGGCACCGCCGCTTCGCAAACAGGAGCGGCTTCGGCATCGCGAACGCCAAAGAGTACGCCGCGATTCATCAGGGCGGCTCCGGCATCCACGGACCGAAGAAGCGCCGCATCGTCGCGAAGCGCGCGAAGGCGCTGAAGCTCCCCGGACCCATCTTCCGAAAGTCGGTCGCAGGCACCGTGCCGCGCAAGATGGTGCCCGAACCCGGGCGCCTCCCATCGCGCTGGCGTGAGCGCTTCGTCGACACGTCGCAAGAGGTCCTGACCGAGCTCTTCCGCGGCTGATCGCAGAGGAAAATCATGGACGAAGAGACCAAGCCGCCGGCTCGGCCGGCGAAGAAGGCGGAGCCGCCTCCGCCCGCGGCGCCGGCCCCGATCCGTCGGACCCCCGCCGAATGGGCCGACAAGCTCGGGCTCATCCAGTACGCCAACCCGAAGCTGCCGCAGCAGCGCACGACCGCGCTCTGGCAGCACGCCGTGGCGAACGAGCTCTGGGGCTGGGAACGGCACGCGTACAACTTCCAGGTCGAGCGCTTCGAGCTCACCGAAGAGCAGTACCGGAAAGCCCTTGCCGCCGCCGCGCTCTACCCCTGCTGCGACGTGCCGAAGGACGTCATCCCGCCTAGCGAGCTCGACCGATTCAAGAACTTCGTGCCGCGCGCATCACGCAAGCCGCAGAAGGAGCGTAACTGATGCCGATCCCCAGCGCGACCGAGAGCGTCCAGGACTTCGGGCTCGGATTCACGCCGCCGGCGGTGCTGACTCCCGTCGTCTACGGCGTGGCAAGCCTCGGCAATCCCAACGAGCCCCAGCTCTACTCGTCGATCTCGACGCTGCGCGCCGAGCGAGGCGAAGGGCCTGGGCCCGAAGCTGCGGCCGAGGTGCTCAGCAAGGGCGGCGGTCCGATCGTGTTCCTCGCGCCAGACCCGTCGATCTCCGCATCCAGGGATCCGTACGTCGTTGCGACTTGGGGCACGCCCGGAAGCAACGGCTCGATCACCCGCAGCGGCGGCACCACTGGGCCTGCAATTACCCTGTCGGGCGCGCCCAAACTCCCCGCGCTGTTCAAGGTCGAGATCCAACTCGGCGGCATCGTCGGCACGGCGACTTTCCGCTGGTCCATTGACGACGGTGTCACCTGGCTCGAGTCGAACGTCGTCACCGCGGCTTCGGTGGCGCTCGGGACCACGGGCGTCACGGTGAACTTCCCCGCCGGCACCTACGTCGCAACTGAGGCGTATGCGTGGACGGCGACCGCCGGTGGCGGGTACGTCACGGTCTCCGGCGACGCCACGCTCGATGCTCACGTGAGGCTCGAGATCCTAGAGAGCGGCGCGAACGGGGTCGCAAAGTTCCGCTACGTCCTCGACGGCTACGTCGGCGACACCGCAAGCGAACGGGCGAGCTCATACTCGGAGACGCTCACGGTGCCGAGCGGCGGAACCTTCGCTGTCCCGGGATTGGGCGTCACGCTCACGTTCGACGACTCGCCGACGTTCGTGGCGGGCGACTTCTACGAGACCAACGTCGAGTGCGCGGCCGCCAACGCGACCGACCTCGCCGACGCCTTCGCAGCGCTGAACGCCGCCGCGCTCAAATGGAGATTTTTCACGCTCGTTACCTCGAAGGGCAATGGTGACCCGGCTGCGCACGCAACGCTGATGGCAGCGCTGCAATCGCAGCTCACGACGCTCGCAAACGGGTCGAAGTACCGGCGCGGCATGATCCCTGTCGACCAGGGAGAGGCTGCATCTGCGGTGGCAACGGCCTTCTCCGGTGTGACGGCCATCCGTTGCCTAGGTGCATTCGGGCAGGTGAAGAGAGTCACGCAAAAGCCCTTCCCAGGCTTCGCGTTTCCGGTCACACACGGGGTGGACGTCATTGCCGCGCGAGCTGTCAAGAGCCTGTCGTCCACGGATCTCAAGCGCGTCCGCTCGGGATCGCTCGACGAGGTACTGAAGATCTTCCGCGACGAGGAGCTGAACCCGACCGGCCTGGACGATCTGAAGATAACGACCCTTCGGACATATCCAGAGTTCGGAACTAAGGACTTCTTCATCACGCAAGCGCGCCTGAAGAGCCCCAGCGGGAGCGACTTCAAGCTCTGGCCGCACGGCATCCTGATGGACATCGCATGCGAGACCGCGCATAGCCGCTTCATCCTGACCATCGGCCAGGGTTTCCGCACGAACGCGAACGGGTCGATGGACGACCGCGACGCCACGCGCATCGAGGAAGACGCCGCGACGGCGCTCGTGGCTCAACTGGTCAGCCCGGTGAACGCCGAGGGCTTCCCGGGGCACGTGCAGAAAGTCCGTGTCCACATCGACCGAGACCACGACGTCTTCACGACGGGAGTCGTCATGTACGAGGTCGGCATCCTGCCGCTCGGCTACATCGACTTCATCGTCGGCCGGCTCGGCTACCTGGTAGCGCTGCCCGAAGCAGCGTGAGGTGAACGATGACGTACCCCGACACCGAAGGATTCGCCTACTCGTTCCAGCGTGCTGAGCTCAGCATGGGGACGAAGATCTACACGGCGATCAGCAACGTCGAGGCGGATCAGCCGACCGAGGAGGGCGTCGTCAAAGGGACGCGTTCCTACCCGCTTGCCACGACGCCCGGCACGATGGACGCCGGCGCCGGAACGGTCACGTTCTCGGACGAGGGCGAGCGCCAGCGCTTCATCGACGACCTCGGCGACGCCTGGCGTGAAAAGCGCTTCACGCTCACCTGGACACTGACGGCGCCGAACAAGCCGAACATCAAGAAGGTTGCGCACGGGTGCCGCGTGCTCAGCGAGCCGGACGGGGACGAGGAAGGTCCCGATCCGCTGGGCGGAGACATCACGTTCTCGTACCTGTACATGACCCGCAACGGCAAGGTGCCGCACTCGGGTCTGCCAAGCCCGACGGCGCCCTAACCTGAAAAGAGGCGCCGTCACGAATCACCGGAGGAAACGTGGCGGACAGCAAAAGCAAAGCGAAACAGATCGAAGAGCTCGAGGCGAAGCACGGGCGCGGGTGCCACCTCACGACAGAGGGCGGCAAGCTGCTCTTCTTTCGCGCTCTGACCCTCGACGAATACGAGGACTACCAGGACCGGCTCGGCAAGGGGAAGCGGGGGCCCATTCTGCGCGAGATGGCGCAGGTGACCTGCGTCAACGCTTCTCCGGAGGAACTCTCGACCGAGTTCCAGAAGACGCCGGCGCTCGCTGGCCGCGTGTCAGACGCACTCGCGGAGCTCGCGGGCGGTGATCTCGAGGTCACCGTAAAAAAAGGATAGGCCTGTGGAAGCGCTCGCGGCGTCGGTACTACACGACGGCGCGGGCGCTTCGTGCATTTCGGGACTCGAAAAACGATGATCTCGACTGGGCCGGCGCTCTCATCGTCGCTGAAGCCTTCGACGACTGGAAGGCGGTCCGGATGATGCTCGAGAAGGCGCTGCGCAAGAGAGGCGGCAAGCGCCGCAGGTAGCAAGGATGTCCGACGAAGCCTCGTTCACGCTGCGGCTCATCGACCGCGTTTCGAAGCCGTCCAAAGCCATCGACAAGATGCTCGGCAAGTTCGGGCGTCGGATGTCGGGGTTCTCGAGCGGCACCAAGATGGCAACGCGCTCGAGCGACAAGTTCACGAGCTCGTTCGGCAAGATGGGGCGGGAAGCGAAAGCGGCGGGCAAATCAGTCGGCCACTACACCGACTCGATGGGCCGCCTCCGAAAGGCGAACGGTCGTTTTGCAGCAGGCGCGCGCGGCGGTCTCGGCGGCGCGATGGGCGTGTTCAAAGGCACGCTCGCTGCCGGGGCGGCCATGAAGCTTCTGGACATCGGGGCAGGCGCGATCTTCGCCGGTGCCGAAATGCTCACGTTCGGTCAGAACGCCCGCCTCGCGTTCGACCAGCTCGCAAAGCACGGCGCCAAGCCAGAGCAGCTCTTCGAGCATAGCCGAGCCCTGGCGAAACGCTTCGGCCTGGACGTGATGGACACGACCAAGCAGTACCAAAAGTTCCTGGCGCTGCAGTTCACGCCGGAAGGCGCCGACAAGCTCATCCGCATGGGCGCGGATCTCCAGGTCCTCGGTAACTCCGCCGAAGAGGTGCAGGGCGTTTTCACTGCACTCGGCCAGATCAAGAGCAAGGGGAAGTTCCAAGCGGAGGAAATGCTGCAGCTCGCCGAGCGCGGCATCTCCGGTCAGTTGGTCTGGGAGGAGATCGGCAAGGCGATGGGCGGCAAATCCGTTGCCGAAGTGCGGAAGCTGCAACAGGCAGGAAAGGTCACCGCCGACGTTGCGCTCGGCGCGATCGAAAAGGCCATCAACCGCAAGCTCGGGCAGACCAAGCTCGGCGAGAGCGGCGCGAAGTTCGCCGATACGACTCTCAGCGGCATGATGAACCGGTTCAAGGCCTTCGGTCAGGACACCGGCATCAAGGTCCTGGACAAGGTCGCGGCCCCAATGACCCGCGTCATGGGCCGCAGCCTCGACCGGCTCGAGAAGTTCCTTGGAAGTCCCGAAGGCGGCAAGATGATCGAGACCATCGGCAACGCGCTCGGCACCGCAGCCGAGTTCGCCGTCGAGTTCGTCGACGCGTTCAGTTCCGGATTCGGAGAGACGTTCTCAACACTGGGCAAGCACCTGGCCCCGCTGCATGACACGTTCGCTGGGCCCGACCGCGGCAAGGTCGTCAGT